GAAACTTCTGCGATCTTCTTTGGGCGGGACTGGGACGAATATTGCTTTGAGGACTTCATGGGAAAGGCGTTTCACAGACGTTTCTTGCGGCTACAGGCGGGCTTGCGGGCTGGCTTGCGGGCAGCAGGCACCTCAATAGCCCTACGGACTTCAGTGTAGGTTACAGGCCCAGCCACGCCATCCATATCTGTATTGACCAAGGCTTGAATCTTCTTAACGCCCCTGACATTCACTTCATTGGTGAAGTAATTAACCATGGAGATCAAGAGGGCTACAACAAATCCTGTGAGGGTTGTTTGGTCTACGGATTCAGCCAGTTTGGGATCAATCATGGCAAGCTTGGAAACAACCGCTGCTACAGCCATGGCGATAAGCGGGGTGATGATGCCGCCAGATTTAGAGACCAAAAATGCTAGGATTTTATCTTTCATTTGATTATTCCTCCACCTTCACACGTTGAACCGCTGATTCAATGGTAAAGCGGATCAGAGACTCGGAAGCATCAATGCCATTGCGAAGAGCGGCTTGGGTAAGTTTTTTTACGGCAGCTTCGCGTTTTTGTGAACCAGTTTTGCTGGAATCAGCCAACTCACGAACAATGTCCAAGGCGAGGGGAAGGAGGGATGCGGCGGCATCCACAAAGAGTTCACGAAGGATCGGTGCGTAGAAGTTCCAGATTTTGGAAGGAACCCCGAATAGATAAGTGAAGAATGATTTCATAAGTTTTAAAGCTAGACTAGAATCCCTTGGACTTCAAGTAATCTTCGATTCTTTTTGTGCGCTCATCAATTCGGGCCAAGGTCTCACTGCGTGTCTGGTTCTCTTGATTCATCAAGTCAATCCGCGCATCCTGTTTAGCATCATTGGTTTGGATGTGCCTCATTTGTTCTGGCAATACAATCCACCCATTGAGGGCCGAAAACAAAGTAATCATCAAAGCAACCCCCGCAATCAACTCACTCATGGTGAGCTTTATGCCACGCTCCATGCCTCTACGCCTTGGGACATCTTCGATACTCATAGTGACGTAATAATGGAAGCCACTTGATAACGCCAAGGCCAGTCAATATAGGTGGCTAGGTTTGCGGGATTTCCCGTGTCTCCGCGATAGGCGGCGGCAATATGACCCAAAGCTTGTTTTTCTCCCCAGTCGATAGTGCCCGCGCTCGACCCCGAAACCGCATCGTAAATCGCCTTCCATGCATATTGTTTAGGAAGAGAGATGTAATCTGCTTCGCTTCTTGGTGCGCCTGCGGCTACGGCGATCTTGGCCCAGAGATAGCGTTCTGGGAGGGTGATGTAATCAGCGACCGACCCCAAACCCAACTCATTTACCAGCCATTGGGAAAGCATATACCTTCGGGGCTGATCCGCCGCCGAAGCAAACACCGCATCTAAAGTAGGGAGAGCCATAGCCTATGGTCTCCGCCCTTTAAGCCATGCCCATGATGCGCTCACCCATGCCAGCCATAGGAGCGGCAGCTTCCATTTCGTCAGCGGCTTCGTCTTCCATCTCCATGTCCTCGTCGGACTCGTCTGCGGCAATCTCGACGCCAGCAATCATGGTAGGAACCAGCGAGTCGCCTTCGACGCGGAAACTGACAAGCTCCTCAAATGAGTCCCCGTCAGCAACGTCTTCAGGCAAAGTATAATCGGTAGGTATTTTGATTTTCATAATAGTTATTCTCTCCTCATAGAGCTTGCCTTAGATTTTACTCCAAGGCAAGCCTTGATGAAGGGAGCCTAACTAATTACGCGAGGTAGCCGTAGCCTGCGCCAGACGGGCAAGCGACGAGGTCGCCAGCCAGATTGCAGCGCAAGTGAAGCAGATAATACCCAAACTCAGGGAAGATCTGTTTCGCCGCACAGGCCATCTTTGCCCGCCAGTAACCGCTGTTTTTGTCAGGGTTGCAATTCTTGTCGTACTCGTTGATCCAGCGGAAGTCTCCGCGATAGTTCTGAGCATCATAGACAAGCTTGCCAACCTTGAGGTTCGGGTTCGGGACGAGCCACTCAACGGCCTTCGGATGGAAGATAACCGTGGAGGTATACTTCGCAGCCTTGTAGGCGGGGTTGATGATATACTTCGTTCCCTTGACCGCGCCAGAGGCAGCGATATACGGGACAACTTCGGTATAACCACCAGATCCGTTATCGTTGAAACGCTTCGGGAACGGGCGGCTATGGAACACGAATCCACCATAAGCCTTCTTCGGCAGGAGCGAGGAGCCATTGGCACCAAGCAGATCGTTAACGCGATCACTGTAACGGATATCCTGACGGACATCTTCGTTCAGCTTGATCAGGTTCTCAATCGTGGCGCGTTCGGCAAACACGTTGAACACAGGCGAACCGTCATCAGTCACCGCATCACCGTCATCACCAGCGTTGTTCTGGTAGAGGCGGTCATAGAGTTCGCGAAGGACACCAACCGTAAGGACGGAGGTGGGGTTCGGCAAGGAGCCAAAGGTGGAACCAGCGGTCTCAGCGAGGCCAGCCTCGACAGAGATCTTGGTCACCGTGGCATAGTAATCGTCATCATAACGCTTGATCCACTCAACGTTGACGTTGTCGGCCAAGATTTTGATGTAGTTGTTGACATCGTCAATCGGGAAAGCCGAAGTGCGAACGTCTTCCAAGCAGATCCAATCCGACTCAATCGCCTGATGGCGGAGCGAAAAGGTCTTCTGATCGAAGGCGTAGCCGACTTTCTTGACGGGAGCCAAGCAGGAGTTGTCCTGACCAGACTCACCCGTCACACCGATTTCCTCCCAGCCGCTGCCTGTGGCAACCGTGCGCTGGGCGATGGTATTGGTAATTGTCTTACCCATCCCGTCAGGGAAGGCAGATTGATTCACGAAACGGAGGTAAGGATCCTTATACAACCCAAGACGATGGGTTCCCAAAGCAATCCTGCCTACCTCGCGTTGGAAGTTATCATTGATAGCTTCGCAAGTAGTTGCAGTTTGTGCTGACATATTTGTAATTTCTTTCTAGTTTAAGTTTGAATTATGTTTCGGGGTTTGACCCTGAAACGGGTTAAGTTCCACGCCGCGATGGAGAGTTTAACGGCAAACTTGATTTGAAGAAGGCTATTACTTGCCAGCGAAGTGCTTGCGACCAACCCAAGCTATAAGTCTTATTTTGCGAACTTAATACAGATTCTATTATTTGTCAACAATAGAATTTTCAAAAAGCATCCAACCACCACAAGATTTCATTCTGCCCTTTAGCATTGCAACAAAGTTTGGCTGGCTTAATCCGCGATCTCTAGAAAATCCACAAGCATTAACTCCATTAGTGATAACTTCACCAGTAATTTTGTTATAAATTGGCGGGAATGGCTTGGAATGAAGATCTTTCATTTTTTCAATATGCCATGAACTTAATTTGCGACCCATTAAAGCTTTGCTAATTTTTGTCTTCTGCTCTTTAGTTAGCTTTCTTCCAGTCATTGTCTGCGACTGTTTAAGTCGGGCCTCCAATGTGACCACTCTTCCTTTTTGAGCCTTACTCATTTTGGCTCTTATCTCTTCAGAAAACTTTTTCCCGTAATTGTGGTTTTTATGGCCAGATTTAGATGCGGAAATTCGTTTTTTAGTAAGAGAACATAATTTTCCCTTAGACCCCCCACCTTCTCGTAAATTGTAGTTGTCTTGATTTTCGCAGAATTCAGGCGTGACCGCCATCATCTCTAGAATGTTTAGAGCCTGCTTGTTTCTGGCGAACAGAAGGATCTCCTTCTTAAATTTGTCCCTGCCATATTTCTTGATTGCGGCCTTTAGAGCTTTGCCGCTTCCTAAGTATCCATCCTCTAGATTATCGGTGATATGCTGACCGATGTAGGTCTTTCTATTTACGAGATTTGTGACCTCGTATAGGTAGTAGTAAACTTTTGTTTCGGGGTTCAACGCCTGCCCAAAATACTCTTACCGAAGTTCATCAGACTGTCGGCATCTTCGTCATCATCATTGCTATCGGTTTCGGTGGCCTTGCCCAAGCTGGGGGTGGCCCCGACTAGACCTTCTAGCTGGGTTTGGAGTTCTTTGATCTTAGCATCTTTTTCGGCGCTTAATTTTTCGGTCTGGGCCGTATAGTGATTAATGGCGCTCTCAAGGAAGGGGACTACTGCTGCCCGTGCGAGGATGGCACTGCGGTCTTCGACGCTCAAACGATCCAGATTGGTCTCGGCAGCATTCTTCTTGGCTGCGCGGATGTGGCTATTCCAATCATCCTGCCCGTCGATTTCTTGGAGGAAGCTGTAGCGGTCTTCCAGATTTGTCCATGTCTTGGCTGTAAAGGCTTTCTGGAGGCGGAGGTCATTCTCAATAAACTCCTGCTCGGATTGGGCCTTACGAGCATTTTCGGCCTCTGCGAGGGATTCCGCCTCTTTCTGGAACCGCTCATGGTATTGGGCCAACTCATGGTATTTATC